GTTGAAGATTTCATTATTATTAAGGATGAAGAGGGAAAGGTTGAGTCAGCAAACCTAAGCATACAGGGCACTGATTTATTTATGAATGCTGTGAAAAATGATAGTACATGGACACTTTGGTTTGATAATGAGTATGAACATATTGAACGGACTATCAAGGCTCGTGATCTATTTGAAAAGATTTGTTTTAATGCTTGGAAGAGGGGTGATCCCGGCCTTCAGTTTATTGATGTAGCTAAGCGTTATAGTAATAGTGATGCTATTGGTGTTCCTATTACATCTACCAATGCATGTGGCGAACAATTTCTTGATCCTAACTCATGTTGTAATCTAGGACATATAAATTTAGCAAAATTCCATGAGTATGGATGGGAAGGTTTTGAAAAACTGATAAAATTTGGAATTAAATTTATTAATGCGACGAGAATAAATGAGATAAATGAAGGTAGATCCCCTTCTTTAGACCAATTAGATAAACAAAAAAATGTTCCAAGAGTAGGTTTGGGTATTACTGGTCTTGCTGATTTATTTTTAGATAAAGATATTGCTTATGGTAGTGATGAATCTATCTCTTTAGTTAAAGAATTAGGGAAGAAATTAGTCAATATTTCTTATCAAATGAGTTATGAATTAGGTAAGAAATATGGTTCTTACCCACTTTATAATAAAGATAAAATTAAGAATTCTGAATTTATTAAATACCATTTAGCTGAGGGTAACATAACTGAAGATATGCTAGATTATCAATTTAATGTTACTCTTAATACTATTGCCCCTGTAGGTTCTGGCTCTCTAGTATCAAATGGAGGAGGCTCTGGTATTGAACCTATTTTTAGTAAATATATGGTTCGTAGAGAAAGAGCTACCACTGGAAAATGGAAAGACTGGTTTATCTATAACCCATATATTGAGCGTTATATGAAGGCTAATAATATTCCTCTTACTCATGAAAATGCAGAAGGTCTTGTGGGTGGTAAATGGGTTATGAGCTATGATGTTGATCCTCTAAAGAAAATTAAGCTTGTAGCAACAATGCAGAAGTATGTTGATTCTTCTATCTCAGTAACCTTTAACCTACCCAAAACTGCAACTGTCTCTCAAGTAAAAGAAATTTATATGTCTGCATGGGAACAAGGGCTAAAAGGTGTTACAGTTTATCGTGCAGGAAGTAGAAAAGGTGTTTTAATTACTGAAGAGAACTATAGAGAGTATATGCTTGCCTCTTCTGCCACAGAGGAGGAGATGAATGACCCAACTTATAGACCTCCTGTTCTTCCTTGTGACATCTATATTACATCCCATAAGGGGCATAAGTTCATTGTACTTGTTGGCCTAAAGAATAATAAGCCTTATGAAATTTTCGTTTCTTCTTATGATCCTTCTTTTAATACAGGGGATTATAAGCATGGTTTTATTGAGAAGATTGAGTCAGGACATTACATGTTGAAGATTCAGAATGGAGAAACTAAGATTGCAATTCAGAATATTGGAAAGCAATTTGAGTCTGTCTATGCTTCTCTCAGCAGAGCAGTTTCTATGGCTTTACGCTTTGGTGCTCCTGTGTCAAAGATGGTAGAACAACTTAATACAGAATCTTCTTTTACAGATTTTGAGAAGGTTATTACTAGGGTTCTCAAGAAGTATGTGGTAGACTACACACCTGTTCTAGGTAAAAATCTTTGCCCTATTTGTTCTCAATCTCTTGTTTTTATAAATGGGTGTATTACTTGCTCCTCTTGTGGGTATAGTCGTTGTGATTAGATAGAAAAAAAGATAGAGGGACAGTAGGTTAGTGGCCTATTGATTAAGATATCTCCTATTTTAATCTAACCTCTTCTTTAACTATCTTATAATAGATGCCACTAACATCTTTAAAACTTAAAAATATCTATAGGAGAGAAATTAATGATTACCTCTATTTTTGAAAAGCTACCTATTCCTGACATAACAAAGATTCATCATTATTACAGATATATAATATTTATTGATAGTAGATTACAAAGAAATCTATCTCTCGATGAGCAATATGAGGTACATCATATTATTCCTAAAAGTATGGGAGGAGAGGATATTTCTTCTAATAAAATTAAACTTTCTTTAAGAGAGCATTATATTGCCCATTTAATATTAAGTAAGTGTGGATATCCTTCTATGGTTTATGCTTTTAGTTTTATGTTAAGTTCAAATAAATATGGAAAGAGATTGACTTCTAGAGAATATAGTAATCTCAAGAAAGAAATATTACTTTTATTAAGTAATGCAATGAAAGGAGAAAATAATCCAACTTTTAAAAATCCTTTAGTTGGAGAAAAAAATGGTATGTTTGGAAAACATCTTTCTGAGGAAACAAAAGAAAAAATAAGGAAAGCTTCAATAGGAAAGAAAAGAAAAGCTCATACAAAAGAGCAGAATCAAAGAATGTCTGAATTTTGGAAAGGAAAAAAATATGAAGATGTAATGGGGGTAGAAAAAGCAAAAGAAGTAAAAGAAAAAATGTCTAGAGATAGGAAAGGACGAAAAAAGAGTGAAGAACATAAAAGAAAATTGTCTATAAGTAATAAAGGAAAACATTTTAGAGAGTATCAACCTCGTTCAGAAGAATATAAAGAAAAAATTAGAGGAGAAAAAAATCCTTTTTATGGAAAAACTCATTCGGATGAAACAAAAAAGAAATTATCTTTAATAAGAAAGGGTAGAATATGGTTACATCATCCTATTAGGAATTTGCGTACACAGATTGACAAAGAGAAATTAGAAGAGTATATTAAAGATGGATGGGTTAGAGGAATGGGCTTTATAGGTAAAGAAGAATAACACAACTATATATAAAGGTGAATATTATGGATGAAACAAAGATGATTAGACTAAATGAAAAGGAAATGACAGAAGCTGAGTTTGAAGAAACTAAGAAGAAGCTTCTAGAGCAAAAGGGAGTTCAGCTTGTAGAGGTTAGCCCCGGAGTTTATAAAACTCGTTTTTTTGATTAAATAAAAAAAGAGAGGGACAGTAGGCTACTAACCTATTGCTAAAAGAGTTTTCCACTTTTAGCTAACCTCTTTTTCTTTTTTAACTATCTTTAATAGAGACTTTAGTAGAGTCTATAAAGGAAACACAATGGAAAACACCTCAGAAAAGCCCTATGGTATCATTTACAAAGCTACAAATTTAATTAATGGTAAAGTCTATATTGGACAAACAGTTAAATCCTTACAGCAAAGAAGAACTACTCATTATGAGAAAGCTAAACAAAAGATAAACACTCATTTTTATGATGCATTAAATGCCTATTCTCCTAACATTTTCCTTTGGGAGGTAATTGAATATTGCTATAATAAAAATGACTTAAATATAAGAGAAATATTTTGGATTAGTTATTATAATTCTTTAGATAAAGATAAGGGGTATAATATGACTATTGGAGGTACAGGAGGGGATATTATGAGAGGCAAAACTCCTGAACAGATAGCTAGTTGGAGGCTGAATCTAAGTAAAGCGGGAAAGGGTAGAAAGCATAAACCTATGTCTGAAGAACAGAAACGGTATTATTCTAAGTTATATACTGGTAGGAAAGCTTCTAAGGAATCAAGAGAAAAACAAAGTAAGTCATTATTAGAGAGTTATAGAAAGCGCAGAGACAAGGGAATACCTAGTAAAATATCTAAATTATGGAGACTAACAAAGCCAGATGGTACTAGTGAAATAATTATAGGAAATATATTAAAATATTGTAAGGAGCATAATTTGATATTAAATACTCTACGAAGAAATATAAATAATTTTGTACAAAATGGCAAGAATAAAGGGTATAAATTAGAAAAATTATATTGACTTTGATTGGATACTATAGTATCATAATCTCTAGGAGAGATTGTGAGTTTTTATATTATAGGAGATTTACACGGTGGTGCTGTGGGGGATGGAAAGAAACTCAATAATAAGGAAGTCTGGAAAGCTTGTGGTGACAAGTATCCAGACTTTGTTATTGTATGTGGAGACTTTGGGTATATATTTGCCCCGGAGTCTAATAAGAAAGCACTAAGACAAGAATTATATAATCTTCTCTGGCTTGAAGAAAAACCTTTTAAAATTCTTTTTTGTGATGGAAACCATGAGTGTTTCGATAGACTTAATAAGCTACCTTCTGAATTTATGTTTGGATCAGATGTAGGTGTTGTTAACAAAAATGTATTTCATTTAAGAAGAGGAAGAGTCTATCATATTGACAATAAATCATTCTTTGTCATGGGTGGAGCATCTTCTATTGATAAAGAGGATCGCATTCTTGGGATAAGTTATTGGGCTGATGAAGTTCCCGATTATAACGATTTTAATAGAGCAAATAAGAATCTTGATATGTATGAAGGAAAAGTTGATTATGTTCTTAGCCATGCTTGTCCTGTAGCTGTAAAATCTTTAATCCATACTTATAAATGGCTTTATCCAGATCCAACAGAGGATCTTCTTAGTGCTTTGGATGAACGTCTTACTTATAAGAAATGGTTTTTTGGACATTATCATTTGGATAAAGAAGTATCCATAGGTAGTAAGAACTACCAGTGTTTATATAAAAGAGGTTATTATGTCGAATAAAAAAGGAGAGAAAATGTCAATTGTACCTAAGTTTGAAGCAGTTTCTGATGAAGACAGTTTTCTAGATGTTAAGCCCATGCTTGTTCCGGGGCCAAAAGTATATAGGGATAATAATGTTATTTATTTTCTAGATGACATGGACAGTGATAGTGTTTATGCCCTAGAGAAGCATCTCAATGATATTATTGAGAATAGCCGATTTGCAAGTAGTGTCAATATTGTTATTGATTCTCTTGGTGGTCATACCAGTGGGGTATATGATATTGTCAAGAACTATCCTCTACCCATTACTACTTGGGTTCGTGGATATTGCTGTTCTGCGGCTACAGTACTTTTCTTAGCAGGAACAAAGCGGTATATTTCTCCTACATCCCTTTTTCTAATCCATAGTGCGAGAACCACAGCCTTTCAGGAATTTAGGGAGAGTGAGGCTACCGATATGCAAGAGATGATGGCAAAGCATAATGAGGTTCTTCTCATGAACATCTATAAAAAGGAGACTAAAATCCCCAAGAAGATGCTTGAGCAGATTCCTCACAAAGAGCTTTGGTTGACTCCTGAACAGTGTGTTGAATACAAGATTGCAAATGCAATTAAAACTTTCTCTAAATATTCTTTAGAGTAAGGAAGGAAGGTTAATATGTTTATGTATCTTTATGATTTGGACAAGAACGATAAGTTTTCTTATCTTCTTTTTAAGAAGCCGGGAAGTGTCTATGCGAAAGATAATGTGGAAGGTAAGTATGAAAGTGATACTTGCTATAGAATCTTTGTTAAGCTAGATACTTTAAATATGATCCATACTCTTAAAAGTATTAACTCAGAAAGTTACAATACATATCAGCATGAAGGTGTAACACCTTTCTCCCTCAATAAAGGTTTTGATGTGATTCGCTCTGCTCTGCGGGGTGACTATGATGCTAATAGTGAGGAGGAGAAAACATTGGCTACTACTCCTCACTCTTATGCTATGCACATTGGGCCTTTTATAAATGATCCTGAGCAAGTGAAAGAGTCTTTTGAGTTCGTTGGATATAAAGTCTCTATGAGAGAAACTGAGAATAAAGTAGCCCATTCCTATATCATTGTAGGTAATGATACTCTCTCAACTTTTCTTCAGAAAGTGTTCATCATTTCTCTCCATCTAACTTCCTATTACACTCTCTATCCTCTTCAGGATAGCCAGATTCAAAAGTATATTACTCTTTCTTCCTCATGGTTTAATTTAAAAAATGATTTCTTTAAAAAAGTAATTAGAAATATTTGTAAGAATAATAAGTCTTTTATGAATATTTTTATTGAAGGTGTCTCTGATGAGGAGGAAGAGCAGGTAGAAGCTAAGGATAAGCTCTATATTAACTTTAAGACTCTACATAAAGCAAGGCATACAGCTATAGCTGAGGCTGTTATAGACCTGAACACTTCTTCTCAAGAGGTTTCAATCGTTGATCTTGGATGTTCTGAAGGCAGACTCTCCCTTAAAGTGAATGATGCCCTTATTACAAAGGGTGTTCCTTTCCATGTTTACTCTTACGATGTTAAAGACAAATTCTATAATATTGCTAAGAAAGTAAGGAATCTTACTTTTAATAAGATGAACATCCTCTATCCCAATCCTAATAAGGTTCCTGCCAAGACAGATATCCTTCTTCTTTCAGAAGTCATTGAACATTTTGAGAGGGAGGATAGGCTTAAACTTCTTAGCAACATTTGTAATGTTTTTAACCCAACTTCCATTATTATCTCTACTCCAAACGTTAGGTGTAATGAAAGTCTCGGTGTTCCCCCTAATACTTTTAGGGAGAAGAGCCATAAGATTGAGTTTAGTCCTGAAGGTTATACTGATGAGATTCATAATTTTCTTACTAATTGTGGGTATGAAAGAAGATATACTATTAACTTCCGAAAGGAAGGAGATGAATGGGTTTACTCAAAAGATCCAACAATCTCTGTAGATTCTCCTACTATCATGGTAGCTTATGTAAAAACCCCTTGTGTAGCTTCTGATAAGAAAGAAGTTATAACTACCCATGATAGCTTCTACCTTCCTATCTGCAATTTTGATATTACTCAAAAGGAACTTCAGAATGGCTATGCAGAAAGAGCATTTACTGAAAATGGAAAAAATATATTCTATGTAGCACCTACTGTTCCTCCTGTTGACTACTATGATGACCCTGATGATCCTGATGTCAAGAACTTCCTTGAGCATCCTTCTTCTGTGTTTAAGTACTACAAAGAGAGGGGTATAACAGAGTTAGTTTGTGAAAGGAAATATATGGGTAGTCGTGCTCATATCCTTCTTTTTAAGAATATTGAGATTGCTAACAAGTTTGGTTTTGACGAAACTATTGTAATCAATACTAGAAATGGTAATAAATTTTTCATGGAGAAAGAAACTAACGATAAGTTTTATGCAGATGTTGTAGATAAACTTATGTATGATGTAACTGTTCTTGATGCAGAGATGATGCCTTGGAGTGTAAAAGCAGGAAGGCTTATAAGGGATAAGTTTGTTGGTGTAGGTGAAACCAACCTGATTAATCGTCTTACCCAAGATGATATTAATTATAGCAATGCAGAAGCTTATATGAATGCTCTTAAACCTTACACTAAAGAAGAGGAACCTTATGCTGTAATCTTTGGAGTGTTGGGTGTAGCCAATAAAGCAGGTAAGGATTTTGATTGGATTCTTGGAAGTCAGATTGATAATGTAGATAAGCATAGGTACATTAGACCACTTACTGGAAAGATGTTTAGGGAAGTTGAATTTACTTATGTTAATCTCAATGATCCTTCCTCAATGAGAGATGAAATTTTTGATTGGGAGAGTTATTGTGCTAATGGGGGAGAAGGTAAAGTCTATAAACCCATTGATACTGTTAATTACTCTCCTAGTGGATACCTCATTCAACCAATGATGAAAGTTCGTGGTAGGAATTATCTTAGAATTATTTATGGTATGGATTACCTTGAACCTGAAATTTTTGAAATTGTAAAGAAGAGGGGAACTAACAAAAAGAGACTCCAAGCTATCTTGGAGACAGAGCTATCAAATCTTATTTTTACTGCCTTTACTCATAACAGGAAAGAGCTAAGGATGAAATTTGTAGCTGGAATACTAGGGAACGAAACTGTCAACTTCTCAAACGTTGATAAAACGCTCTGAAAAAAAAAGAAAAGGAGAAAATATGGCAAGCTTACATAAGCTACAGCAGATTGTGTATCATCGATCCTGTAAAGGATGGATTTGCACAGATTGTCCAGTATTTGAACAGTGTTGGGCGATTGAACGTGATATTCCACTTAATGGGGAGATTCCTATGAGTCATCCTATCAACAAAATTGCAGAGAAAGTCTTACAGGAGCAAACATCTAGTTGGCTGTCTGACCTTATTAAAGAAGAAGGAAATAATTAATGGCGAGAAAGAAAGTAGTTGAAGGTGAAGCTGTTGATCAAGTAGAGGGAGAAGCTACACAAGCTATAGACCCTCTTTCAACAGAGGCTGTCCTAGCAAAACTTAGGGCAGATTGTGAAAAGAATTATGGTACAAATATTCTTGTAAAACTTGGAGATGAGTCTACTTTTAAGAAGGTAGATTTTCTTCCTCTAGATATTCCGGGGGTAGATGATGCTCTTGGTGGTGGATTAGGTTGTTCAAGAATTGCAGAAATTTATGGGCCAGAATCTTCTGGTAAGACAACTCTAGCTCTCCATGCTATTGCAAGTGGTCAGAAGCGAGGTATTTGTGCTTTCGTTGATGCTGAACATGCTTTTGATCCTGTGTATGCCGCTAATCTTGGTGTAAATATCAAGGATCTTTGGTTTTCTCAGCCAGATAGTGGTGAACAAGCTCTTGATTTTATTGAAGATTTAGTTGACTCAGGAAAGTTCGCTGTTATTGTTGTTGACTCAGTTGCCGCTCTTACCCCTCAAGCAGAGATTGATGGTGAGATGGGGGATGCACATGTGGGTCTTCAGGCACGGCTAATGAGTCAAGCTCTCCGTAAACTAACTGCAAAGTTAGGAAAGACCAAAACAATCCTTATTTTTATCAACCAGATTAGAATGAAAATTGGTATTATGTTTGGAAATCCTGAGACTACTTGTGTCCATCCTGATACAATGGTAGATGTAATAAGGAATCTAGTTTCTGTGGAATCAATGACAATGGAGAACCTTTTCAAAAAGGTAAATTTAGATTATCAATCAATGGAAAAGAATATCCCTTACGATGTAAGTGATAAGAATGTTAAAGTAAGATCGTTTAACCACGAGTCTGGTAAAAATGAGTTTGCTAGGATATTAAGTTTAATACGAAAAGATGATATAGAGGAATATAATCTAGTTTTAAAAAATGGAGATATTCTTTTAAGATGCTCAGGTGAGCACAGAATTTATGATAAAGAAAAAGATGATTACCTTTATGTTAAGGATATTGAAGAAGGAGTTGCACTTGATAGCAATAATAATAAAATTCCTTTCTTTGTTGTAAAGACAGGTAAAATAATTCCTATTGTTGATATGAATGTAGAGGGTAATGAAAATTATTTTACTAATGGTCTGCTCTCTCATAATACAGGTGGGAATGCTTTAAAATTTTATGCTTCTCAACGAATTGAAGTTCGCAAGAAAGAAACCAATAGTGATGCTGATGGTGAAGCTATCTCAAATGATGTTAAGATTAAAATTGTAAAAAATAAGCTTGCTCCTCCCTTTAGGATTGCAGAAGAAAGAATTGTATTTGGTAAGGGAATTGACAGGGCATATTCTCTTCTTAAAATGGCTGTAGCTCTTAATGTTGTTGATAAGAAAGGTGCTTGGTACTATTATAATGATGAGAAGATAGGACAAGGAGAGAAGAATACCTTGACTTTCCTTGAAGATAATGAGATATTATATGAGGAGATTGCTGAGAAAGTAAAACAGCTAAAGAAGGTATAGAATGCAGTATGACAATTGGGAGTTATTAGATTTTGTTCGGACTATTCCAAACTGGAAAGAAATATTCAAGAATGACTACCTCATGGATATGAGGGAAGATGAACATTTCACCTTAATAGACTACAACCAAATCTTTACTCCCATTTGTCACCTTACTAACCAGTGTCGAGGTGTGATTGTTGATCATACCAAGAAGACTATTGTTCGTAGGGGATTCTATCGTTTTTTCAATTATGGACAACCTGAAGCCGCTTCTTTAGACTTAAACAATCTTATCATTGAAGAAAAAATTGATGGATCTTTTATTGGAGTATTTTGGAATGAATATACCAATCTCTGGCAAATAGGAACTCGTGGTACTATAGAAGGGTCTGCTCCTCTTCAAACTCCTGATGTAGAGCATAATATCTATACTTATAAAGAACTATTTCTACAAGCTCTCTTAGATTCTCATGAGAGACATCACCAAAAAGTGATGGCTTCTGAATTCACTATTAACCTCCCAAATGTTCTTCCCACTCTTGATAAACTTTATTCTCTTACTCATGATACTGAGAACTTATTTCATTATTTGACTAGAAAATTTGATAAGAATAAAACTTATATCTTTGAGTTAGTAAGTAAGTTTAATAGAATAGTAGTACCTTATAAAGAAAATGCTATATATTATCTCCGTACTATTGATAATAATACTGGTAAAGAAGATCAAGACTTAGACCTACTAGACTCTGGATACTTATTCACTGTTCCTAAAGTGTATGGGTATAAGACTTGGGAAGAGATTCTTACTCTCTCTAAAGAGCTTCCTTTTAGTGAGGAAGGGTATGTTGTAAGTGATGGTAAGAATAAAGTTAAAGTGAAGTCTCCCAAATATCTCATAGCTCACCGTCTTAGGGGTCAAAATGTTCCTACCCTAAAAAGATATGTTGAACTTATGCGCTCAGGAGAAGCTTCTGAATTTCTTTCTTACTTTCCTGAATATTCAGAATATTACTATGAGACTGTAGAAAAATATGATAATCTAGTAATGACCTGTGGAATGGATTGGAGTATACTAACTCAAGAGATTGAGAAAGGAAAATTACCTACTCGAAAAGATCAAGCCAATTTTATAACCAAGGAGTCTATAATGCCTTCTCTTATGTTTAGCCTCCTTGATAAGCAGTATCCTTCTGTGAAAGACTTCTTTTCTAATCTTTCTACTAATAAATTGGTTGACTTATTACAGCAAGTGAAGTATTATAGTTAGTATCCAAGAGAGGTTGATATGCTAACTTTTGATGAACTTTTGTTAAAACTTCCGAGTACTGTAGTACACCAAATGGAAACTACCTACCAAAGCCCTCTGCATCATGCAGAGGGTTCTGTTCTTGAACATTCAAGACTAGTAAGTACCTATGCTCCCAAAGAGATAGAATTTCTTTTAGCAAGTGTCTTCCATGATATGGGAAAAATTGCTACAACTAGAGTTGTTGAGGAAAAAGGAAAACTAAAGATATCTTCTATTGGACATGAGGATTTAGCTGTTGGCTTTATCAATTTTTACAAAGATAAATTTGCAGATTTAAATGTAAATTGGGAGAAGGTTTCTCAAATGTGCCAGTATCATATGAGGGGGCATCTTTATCTTAATGGAAAATTGAAGAAACCCAGTAAGAGAGAATCTTTTGAAAATCTGAAATATTTTACTGACATTCTTGTTTTTTCTAAAGCTGACTCTGATGGTAGGCGAGAAACTGATGGCCCCTCCTTCCTCCTTATAACTGTAGGTATTCCGGGTAGTGGTAAAACTACTTGGAGGAGAAATTTTTGTGTAAGAACAGGATTCTCCTGCATTAGTCCCGATGAGTTACGAGAGGAATTTACTGGAAGTATTTCTGATATCTCTAGGGATGCTGAGGTTTGGAAGGAAGCCTATAGCAGACTTACCACTCTATTATCCTCTAAACAAAATGTAGTCTTTGATGCAACAAATATTAATCCCAAGAGTAGGAAGCAATTAGTATCAATGGGGGAGCAATATAAAGCTATAGTTGTTTACAAGATTTTCTCTGTTGGCAAAGAAGTTGCAAAAGAGAGAATTGCTAAAGACTTAGCTAAGGGAGTAAATAGATCTAATGTTCCTACTTACATTGTGGATAAGATGTATGATAAATTTGATTTTACTCTGAGAGAGATTTCTCAAGAATATGGTTTAGTTTTACAAAATTGAACTAATATTGTTGAGGGAGATAATAATGTTTGAAAAGATAAAAGACTTTATAGGTAGCTTATTCATTCCTAAAGGTTTATATTGTTATAATGGAAACCATAAAAAATGTATTTTTAGGACTGATGTTGAGGTATATAACCAATATACAAAGAAATGGATAAAGCTACCTTTTTGTAATTTTCTAAATTTAGGAGATGTTGGAAATGATATTACAGAAGAAGAATATAATTTTGTTAAAGAAGTTCTTACTCCTGAGATTTTAGAAAGGTATTTTCCTTTATTTATCTTATGGGACTCTTGTAAGGAGTGTGGTATAAATATGGAGTTTCCTGATGGAGAATGATAAAGAAGTAAATAGCACTTTTGGGAAGAGTTGTTGGATATGTCCTTCTGAAAAAGATATTATCACCTGTGAATGTGGGGGAAGCTACTGTCCTATCCACTATCAATTTCATATTAATCATACTTGTAAACTCAAAAGCAAGAAAAGACGGAGTACAAAAGAGGAACCTATTGATGATGACATTTGATGATTATCGTAATTCATATATTAGAAGTAATTATAAGAGACTACCTGATGGGCAGTATTGTAATCCTAAAAAAGCCCTAAATGAAAATCAACTAGCTACTAAATATAAAAAGTATGTACGGAAATCTGAAACAAAAGAGATAAAAGGAAATACTAAATATGTTCAAGCTATTTATGATATAGAAGCTGAGTGCAGAATAGAAGACCCTTTTGCAGATGAATTCTATGCTAGTGTGGCTACTCTTGATGCTTCTTGGGGAACAGATTATGTCTCCTATTTTAAGAGAATGAATAAAATGATAGGGGATATTTATGATCCTGCTCATATTCTTCCACGAGGGGCCAACCCTAGACTTGCTAGTTGTAAAGAGAATATTATTATACTTCCTAGATTTGTTCATACTCTTTTAGATAATCAGTTAGAAATTTTTAATGAAGAGAATAAACATACTACAACTACTAAAGAGAGACATGAAAAATTATGGAGACTTATTGTTGGAGATTATAGATATGATCTTGTTCAACAATTAAGAAAAGAGGTGTATTATGGATGAAGAAGTAATTGTACCTGTAGATGAAGATGAGGAAAGACCAGAGTTATCTACTAACCTTTTTGAAGTAATGAGTTTTGATGATACTCAATTTGAAGAAGATGATCAAGTGGAGTTTGAACTCTCAGAAACAGTATCACTTTGCTATTCCCTAAAGATCAAAAGACTGATATACTACTATATCGATAAGGATAAGGAGGAGCCAGTTGAGCACATAACTATGCATGGTATAGATTATTTATCAACAATTGATAAATTACAACTATATGATGTAGAGTTAGATCATGAAACCCTTAAATTTATTGAGGGTGAACTTTTAAGAATCGAGGCAGAATATGAAAAGAATAAAACTAAAGAGTAACAATCCTTTTGGATCTTCTGTTACTTCAGCAGGAATTAAGATTTTCTCAAATTGTTTCATTGAGATTGAAGATGAAAAATTTCTAGAAATCTTGCCTAAGCTTTCTCAATTCCTTGAGATTGACACCCCGGATATTACAGGGGAGGTAACTGCTATGCCGGGGGAAATGAAGGGTTTTGTTATAAAAGATGATAAACCCAAGAAAGAAAAGACCTCCAAGAAAAATAAAGCAACTACAGAAAAAGACAAAGGAGGAGCTAGTTAACTGTTCTAAAAATTATGATTAAAAATGGTTTTATAACTATTTTTAGTAATTATTTAATTGTTTATTTTATAGTGAGAACCAAGCTATAAAATTTATAATTTTTGAATTAAAATTTGAAAATATGTGGAAGTTTTCCATATTGAACTACCCAAGGCAATTGGGAAAGTTACGCCTGTGGAGTGCTAAAAGACTCACGCTTTGCGCGAGAGCACAAGGAAGCAGGAATAAATCTAGAATGTACAAAAGTACATTCTCTAAGAGGCAGTAAACTATGACTTTGAAATCTATTTCTCAGCGACATGATGTAACTATCGCTGATCTATCTGAAGCATTTTCCGATGCATCTAAAACAACTTTTAAGCTTCATGGAGTATTGAATCAGGACTCTCTAGCTAAATATTTTGAGGATAATCTACTTACTCTTGATAACTTTTCAGATAAAGAGATTGAGTTTCTTACTGATTACTTTAAGAAAGAGAATGGTAGAGATGATACTGTTGACCAGATTGAATCCTCAGATGCAGAACCTTCTGATATTATCAGAAAAAAAATGCAGACTTCAGGAGCAATGAGTGCGGCTATTGGGATGTCTAGGCCCACTGGTTATAAAACAAAGGTTATTCCCATGTATGGAAGTGATTCTCCATAAGTTACCCTCCTTTTCTCTATTAAATCCTTCAAGAAAATCCAGTCTCTTGAAGGATTTTTTTTCTTGACTATTTTAGTTCTTTACAGTATATTCTATGTATATGCTGAACTATGATATTGAAACACTACTAACTTCTCATGGGATAAAGATTGAAAAGAAAAGTTCTTCTCAATTTATGATTAAATGCTTAAACCCAAGCCATGAAGATTCTACCCCTTCCTTTAGTATAAGAAGGTCTGATGGAGTGTTCTTTTGTTTTGGTTGTGGAGTTAAAGGTGGCCCTGACCTATTATATAAATATATTACAGGTGAGAGTCTTCATCATGATCAAAATGATTATTTTAGAACTAGTACTAGACCTCCTGTAAAGAAATCTGATATTCCTCCTGAGATTAAAGTTCAGGGAAAATTACTAGATCCTTTAACTAACCCTGAAATTCGTGCATGGCTTTATAAGTATGGTATTGAGAATGACAACTTTATAAGAGATAGAGAAGTAACCTATGCAAAATATGCTGAGATTTGGGCGGTTCCTGATGATGATTCTATAGAACTTGAACCTACTGTAATGTATAATAGAATTTGTAGCCCCATCTATCATGAAGGAAATCTCATAAATTATGAGGGAAGAACCTTTAATGATAGTAAACCTAAAGTAATTTATGTTAAAAATGGTACTATGAAAACTCTTTATAATTGGCAATATTTGGATCTTACTAAAGATGTTGTAGTTGTAGAAGGGGTTAAAGGTCTATGGAGAGTCTGGAATGTTGAGCCAAATGTGGTTGCAATGTTTCATGCTATTCCTTCTGAGAAACAATTGGAAATGCTTAGACAAGTAAAAGGAAATATTATTATATTTAGGGATAATGACAAAGCAGGGGAACGAAGTATAAAAGCTCTTAATAAAGGACTAGGAAGAGAAATAAAAGTCTGTTATGATAAAAGAGTTACTAAAGATGGGAAGGGGTATGATCCTAATGACTGTACTTCTGCTGAAATTGAAAATCATTTGAAGAATGCAATAGTTTATGTTGACCCCGATGAATTAGTCACAGAAGATCAGGAACCTCATGGAGAGGATTACACTGATCTATATTTTTTAACAAATACAAAGAGATAAGGAGAAAAGGAAATGGAGCAATTAACACAGTACACACCTGAGCAACTTGAGGAACTTAAACTAATCTTTAAGGGAATATATGAAGCTAATGAACTTCTTGAAGAATTGGCTTCTAAGAAGAGTGATATTACAGCATCTAAGAGGGATATGGTAAACTCTTTTTGTGAGAAAATTGATATTCCTCCAAAGCTATTTAATCAGGTATTTAAAGACTATATGGAGAAAATTAGAGAGCCTGAAGTTTCTTCTACTAAAGATGGAGTTATGGCTTTTCTACTTACTTTCTTTAATGATGAGGAGGAAAAGAAATGAATCCTTTTGAAAAGCCAAGAGTAATTATAAAAGATTGGAGGATAGAATCATTACGAAGTGATGAAACTTATCAACTCTCTGGAAATTTTTTTGGACATCCAAATTTTCCTAATGGTCATTTTGATTTTACTTCTCCTATTATACAAATAGACTTTAAAAAAGGTGAAATAGAAACTATAAATACTCTGTATCTTTTAGAGGGGGGTGCTAGAGGTACTTGCTAAAAAAGTAATCTTATGATAATCTGTACTATATTAGTATGGATAAAAAAAATTATACAATTTTTGGTGGTATTGATAATGGTGTAACAGGGACTATTGCAATTGTAACACCTGAAGAAAGAACTTTTTGTAAGATGCCTGTTTATAAAACAAGGTCATATACAAAAGAAGTAAAGTATATTACTCGTATAAACTTCCCAAAACTAATCACCCTTCTTGAAGAAGTTTCAAGTAAGGGTGAATGTTTATTCTATCTTGAAAGACCAATGATTAACCCCGGAAGATGGGTTGCTTCTATGTCTGCTCTACGTGCATTAGAGGCAACAGTTATTGCTCTTGAACAATGTGGAATTGATTTTGAGTATATTGATTCAAAAAAATGGCAACGATATTTCTTTCCTGACAAAAAAGGAACAAATGAATTAAAACAAGCTTCTATGTTTAGAGGCTTAGAACTATTCCCTGAACATGATAAATTAATTAGAAAGCATAAAGATGCAGATGCTCTTTTGATTGTTCAATATCTAATGGAGCAACAGAATAATGGAAAACGAAAATAACCAAGAAATAAAAGTAAAAACTAAAAAAAAGAGAAGATCTAATGTTCATTGTTGGCAATGTAAGAAGAAGCTAATAAAGGATACCTCTGAAGGTTTTGTTGATGAACCTAATCTTATATGCCCTAGTTGTGGGGCTGAGTTTGCAGATAAACCTTTTATAGAAGCAAGATTGCATATTCTCCAAAAGGAATACTTACAAACTAGAGACTCAAAAATTTTTGGTGAAATGCTAAAGCTAATGCAAGATATTACTTATAATCAGATAGTATCTAGATTACGTTCATCAGGTGTATTTCTAGATCCCGAAGATATAAAAGATAAAGTTCATTGGGGTTTGGAGAAGATGATCATTCTATATTCAAATCCTAATTTCCGTATCACAACATCTTTTATTGAGTATATTGGAAATGTTGTTCTATATCCTCTCTATAATTATAAGCAAAAAGATAAAGATGAAAATGAGATTTCTATGTTTACTCCTATTGGACATTCAAAAGGAAGTGACAAAGAATATACTTATTTTGATCAGCTTAAAGAAACTCCTGTTTTAACAGGGTACAACGAAACTGAAGAGTATTTTTATTCAGAGTCTCATAAAGAACATACCATAAATATTGTAAATGACTATATTGATAAAGTAGTAACTATTTCAAATAAGAAGCGGGATTTTGCTACTGCTTTAAAGATGGCTGTTCTATTCAATCAGTACTTAAACAAAAAAAGTGAGAAGTTTTTTGCTGGTTGGTGGAAAACAGAAGGAATAACCTTTAGGGATTATTTTGAAAAATCGGTTACTTTATTAAGGGATACAATATACTATGCAACACAATCTTGATGAAAATACAAAGTTAAAAGGAATTTGGGAATCTCAGCTAGAGGATATATTCTCTAAAGCTGAGGTTAATCATATGGCAGAGTTTCTTTCTATTGTAGCTATGATTATGTATGATAGATTTGATGAGGGGGTTTCCTCTCTTTATCTTGCCGTTGAAGATATAGAGGTTTTTGCTAAAATTATTAATAGGCTTTCAGGACTTACTATTACTATTCCAGAGAGGGAAGATTTTAAAGATAGTCTTCAAATTGCTCTAGCTTACTATTACAAAGAAGTAAAGGGTAAAGATTGGAGTGAAATAAAGAAGCTTTTTCCTAAAGAAGAGAATATTACTTTGAAAGCTGGAAAAGGTATTGTCAAATTAAATCAAACCATTAAGGATAGTCTAGATAAAGTATTTACTCCTGAAGAAGAAGTAAAGGGTATCCTAGATGAACTCAATTGATGATATTGTAAAAGATGCAAAAAAATTAGCCTCTAAAATTCAGGGAGGGGAGGATGCAGAAAAAGTAATTGCTGTTCCTTCTTCTGACTCTTTTAGGCAATCAATGCTTATCTTCTTACAAAATAGAATGGAAGATGTAAGAAAGAATATGTCAATGATTGATATCATTGATGCTATTCTTGTAGAGAAAGTTGTCTTAAAAGAGCTAAGTGCTATGGAACTTATGAAGCTTAGAAACAGTGTACAGCAGTCAGCTAACATTGCCACAAGTACTATTTTGGAGCCTTTTAAACCAAGTAATAATACAGGAAGCACTCTGCTCAATCCTCCAAAAGATGATTCATCAACTGCACAGATTGCAGATCAGTTAACACCTGAGCAAAGAGTTGCTGTTAATAAGCTTGAACAATTTATGAATATCATAGCAACTAAAGTTCAAGATAAAGAAAAAATAGAAAGTAAGGAGAATGAATAAAATGGTTTATATCTATAAATGTGAGAAGTGTGCTGAATCAGGCACTATTGATATTCCTCTTGGACAGGATCTTCCTAAAGAACTTCCTTGTGAAAAGTGTGGGGGAGTTATGAAACATGATCTAGTAGGGAAGCTGAAAGAAGCTAGTCATAGTATTATCATCCCTGAATCCTTTAAAGCTACTTCAAAAATGTATGAGAAGCAGAAACTTTATGGCAAGTTTAATCTACATGAGAAGACTCTTTACTAATATATAACTATCTCTATTGATAGGAACTAAAAATGCCAGATAGAAAAGAATTAGGCTTACGTAGACTACTTAAATTTTTTAATCTTTCTCTTGATAAAACCACAAGGAATGCTACCCCTACTCTTACCCCCGGAATGGAGGATAAGACTACAGGAGAGTTTAGGGCTGTAAACTTCCCCACTGATGTAAAACGTGCAATGGATTATTTTCTTCAGAATAATCAGATTTATAATCCTAATAGAGATAGATACGAACTTTATAAGTCTCTTCTTTTCATGGTTAGGAATAGTGGCTTAATGCTCTCAGCCTTACAGACTTATATTACTGAAACTATTGAGATGAATAATGGGGAGAAACCCATTCAAATTAAATCTGTGGATAAAGATGTTGAGCGTTACTTTTATAAGTGGCTTGATAGTATTGGTTTTAATTATAATCTTTTAAATGAACTTGTATATGACCTAGTACTTTTAGGTGATTCTTTTCTTTTACACTCTATTGACTTAACTAAAGGTATAAAAGAAATTGAATTGATTGATCCTTTCATTGTAAGAAATAGAATTGAATTAAATGTAAATAAAGCTGTTGAATTTGCTAGTTGGTCTAATACTCAAAAGAATTTCACATCCACTTACCAGTCCCTTTCACAAATTGCTGACATGGTAAAAAATATGGATGATGAAAACACACTTGATACTTTTGAGTTCTTCAGATCATATACTATGGGTTATGAACTAAAATATAGTGTTGATGATGAAGAGAAATATAGGGCATTACCTCCTTGGGCTTTGACTCATTTTAGGTTATTTACAACTAAGAGTGAGTTCTTCCCCTTTGGTCGCCCCTTGTTCATTAACTCACTAGCTCCTTTCCAGTCTTACAAGACCACTGAAATGTTAATTGACATGCTTCGTGTAGCTTCTTTCCCAAAAGAAGTTATAAAGATTAAGGGAGGTAATTCTCTATCTCCTATGGATCGAATGGTTCGTGTCAATGAAACAAGACAGTTTCTTGAGAATATTACTCCTGTAACTAATACCAAGGATAATATTGGTGTTGGTGAACGAATTTATACTATTGAAGATCTTTTTACTTATGAAATACAAGAGAGTGGTGTAACAATGGATAAGCTTGGTGATCTTGATGCTAAGCTTACTGATCTTATCCTCTCTACTGCTATTCCTGATTCACTGCTAATTCCCTCACGAGGGGCTGGTGGAATAGGAGGGGAGAGTAGCCAAGCTCTTTATTTCAATAATAAGATTTTCCAGAAGAGAGTAGAGGGTATTAAGTCTGCTATCCTTGAAGGGTTTAGCAGTATGTTTAGACTTCACTTGACTCTTGCTGATCGTTTTAAGGGCGAGAATACTGAGTTTGAACTTTCTATGCCAGTCAATGCTGAGATGTTTAATGCTGACAAGATTCAACAACTTAATGATCTATTTATGCTGGCAGATACTGTTATAAATAACCTCGCAACTGCTCTTGGTGTTGAATCAAGTCAAATTCCTGCTGATATCCTTAAAGACATTTTCAGAAATTACCTACCTGTTGATGCCGCTACTATAGAAAAATGGATTGATACTATTTTAAAAATTAAAGATGACCAAGATAACCCTGAAGAAGATAATGTTGATGAAGAAGAAGATTTTCTTGGTGGGAATGATGTCTCTAATGATAATGCTTTCAAGTCACTTCCCACTCCTCCTGAAGAAGAGACTCCTCCTGAAGAGGGAGAAGTAGAAGAACAGCCTGTTGAGAATGAGGAAGAATCTAACTCTGTAGAAGCTTCAACAGAAGATGAAGGTTTGGAAGGAGCTATTACTGATAATAATAATAAGCTCTCAATGATGAGAAGGAAGACTATGAATAAGGCAATGGTAGTTCCTCCTGATACTTCTAAAATCTCTGTCTTACGAAAGAAAACTTTTGATAAGAGAAATGCAATAGTAGAAAAGTTTGTTAAAGATGTTCGTAATGGAGAGGATACTTTAATCAGGGAAGCTTATTTTAAAGCAAAGCAAGATTTAGGTATGACTCAAGGATGGTTGGGTACTCATATCTATTGGAATGACTCTCATGCTGAAGCTAATCAATCTTCTTTTAGTTTATACAATATTGTTAGAGAAGAAAAGATGATTAGAGAAGAAAAAGCTTTAGAGGCTGAAGCTGAGAAAAAAAGATTAGCTGATTAAATTTTTAACTATTTCAGTATGAATACTATTATTATCGAAAATTTTATTGTTTCTAATTGTGCTTACATATTAGAAAAAGATGCTACACTAAAAGAGTCTACCCCTAAAAAGAAGAAGCTTCCTGTTATCAAAGCAAAGTCTGGTAAACTCGTTGATAAGAAAGGATTATAACTATGACAAACTTTCTAGAAGGTTGCAAAAAAGTAGGTAATCTTTATCGTCTTTTTGAGAATACTTATCTAGATAGAAACAGTATGGAGAAGATAGAAATATCTGATAAACTTACTGAATCTATTAATGGTCAGGAGGTTCCTGTTTATGGTGCCTACCTTACTAAGATCTGGAATGAAAAAGAGCATAATCTAAATCATAGAAATTATCGTCGTGTTATTGATCAAGTAATTCAAGAAAACAAAGTTACTTATGGTTTAGTTAATCACCCAAAAGAAGGTGAGGAAGATCCTGCACGTATTTATGCTATTCAGAAAAATCCTCATCGTAAAGATGGTTGGCTAGTAGTTGAAACTTACTTTGTTGGAGATTATGGAAAGCTTGCTGAAAATGCTCTACGTTTAGGTGGCCCTCTTTGTGTTTCTTCTAGTGCTCTCGGGGATGTTGACCTTGATACTGGTGATGTTCTCCCCGGTAAAGATTTCATTCTAGAGCGTTATGGTGATTGGGTCTTTGGCCCTTCAAATGGTGCATATCAATTTCTTAAAGATGTTGCTCCTTCTGAAGTGTCAATGGAAGAAAGAAAACCTGTTGTAAAGGAACTAATTACTGAGAAAACAGAGAAGAAAGAAATAGTTGATGAAAATCTAACTATTTATAGTAAAGATAATAATAAGGGAGAAACTTTGATGGCTGACAAACTTATTGAGACTAATTTGACTTTTAATATTCGCGGACTGTTAAAAGAGTGTGATACTCTACCCACTCTTGCAGAGCAGAAAGCTCTTCTTGAGACTGCTCTAGAAGCCGCTGAGCAATTAACTGACAAAACACTTTTTGAAGATATTAAGAAACGCCTTTCTGATAATATTTCCAAAACCACAGAATATGCTGAGAAAGGTAAGACTGTAGATTCTCTTACTGAGTCAATTAAGACCCTTAATGAAGAGAAGCAGAAACTTGTTGAAGATATTGAAAAGATTAAGAAAGAGAAGGAAGATCTAGTAGCTGAGCATACTACTCTTGTAAAAATGTATGAGGAAAAACAGTTTGATGCTTCTGATACTGAGAAGGCTGTTGTTACTAAGCTTAATGAATCTGTAAAGCAGATGAAAGCTCGTAATGGATTCCTTAAAAAGAAGATTGCCTACATTACTGAAAAGAGAGATTATTTTGAAGCTCTTTCTAATACTAAAATTGATGCAGACTATCTTGTTACTGCTAAGATGGAAACTGAAAAGCTTGAAGAGAAATATCATAAGCTTCAGGAATCCATTGCTCCTCGTAAGCCTAAAGCTGTAGAGAAGAAAATTGTTGAGAAGGCAGTTATTCCTGAAAGCAAGAGTTCCTTTGCTGTAAAGGAAGTTGAAGATTACTTTAATAGAATCATGACTAAAGATGCTTCTGTAAAGCAGTTTGAGTCTAAGTTCCAGAAGTGCAAAACTCTTCAGGAAGCTCAGATTCTAAGGATGCATACAAAAGATGGTACTGAGCCAAAAGTACTGGAAGAAAAAGTTGAAAAACCTGAAGTGAAAGCTCTTGAGAAAGCAAAGAAAACTTCTCTAGAAATCACTCTCGAACAGAATGGCTTGTTCTAATAGGAGATTGAAATGAATTTAAGACCCGGAAATGGTGTCTCTCACGGCCTAAAATATATTATTCCTGCTGGTGCAGTTGATGTAGCAGAAGTAGTAACAATGGCTATCACTCATATTCCTACTGCTGATGGGAATGTCTCTATCTCTCTTCCTTCACTGGCAACAGTAGACATTGCAGTTGATGATGGTGTAGCTGAAGTTGATACCCTAACTCTAACTGCTCCTGCTGGCTCTGCTGGTGATGTAACAATTACTCTTCCTGAGTTAGCTCCTGTTGTTGTTACTCTTGTTGGTACTGAAGATGCAATTGGAGTAGCTACCCTAATTCGTGCCGCTACTTTCACTGGTTGGGCTACTGGTGGTACTGATGCTGTTGTTACTTTCACCAAGGATGTAAAAGAAGCAGTAACAGGTTCTCCTGCTGTAGATTTTGGTGTAACTGGTGTAACTGGTGCAATTGAGTCAAGTACTGCTGGTGTTGATGCTGATACAGTTAATGGAGTTGCTACCAAAATTCGTGCTGGTACTTTTACTGGTTGGACTACTGGTGGTACTAATGCAACAGTTACTTTCACTAAAGATGTTGCAGGTGTTGTAACAGGTGATCCTACAGTAGATTTTGCGGCTACAGGTGTTATAGGAACCATTGCTATTTCAACAGTTGGAGCTAACAACTCTGTTACTTTTGATTTTAGAAGTGGTGACTCTTATCCCTATGGGCTAGTAGCTTTCGTAGCAGTCACTACTGATGCTGGCGTTCTAGCTAATCCCGCTGATCTTTCAATTACTTATCCTGCAAAGGGTGTAGTAAATATTAATGGTAGTCTTGTAGCTGGTACAATCATACATCTGGTTGCTCAGCGTGATTGCTTAAATGGTTTAGTATAAGGAGAAATAAATAATGAGTACAATTGTTGTAAGACCCTCGAATGGAACTTCCTATGGTTGCAAATATTCAGTAACAGCAGATGATGCAAGTGCTGGTGAGGTAATCTTTGATTTCCGTATTCCTAATGGTGGTGAATACATTCACGATCTTTCTGCTGTAGTTTTGGTAACTACTGCCGCTGGTGTTCTTGCTAACCCTGTTGACCTAGCAATTACTTATCCTGCTCATGGGGCAGTTAAAGTTGCTGGTACACTTTTGGAAGATTCAATCATCCATCTAGTAGCACAGAGAGCAGTTCCCACTGTCTAAGTAAAAAAGAATGATTAAAATTGAAGAGGACTTTTATAAGTCCTCTTTTTTTAATCTATTGAAAAAAAAGTTAACTATATTTATAAGAACAAAATTATCTACACTACATGAGTAGGTAATTAAAAATTCTTCTTTTTATCTGTGAAGGATTTTAGTTTGGTAATTTGAGGAACTACATAAGAATACCCAGTAATGGGGAATTAACGCCTGTGGAGTGTCACAAACCGCTTGAGTATTCATCTTTGATGAGAAAGAGCAACACTAGGAAGCAGGAAAAATTTTAATGGTGAAAACTATGCCACGTATTGAAGATGGAAAGAAAGTTGCTCCCGCCGCCTCCGGCTTTGGTCGAAGAATGGCTATGGAAGAGTCTACTGCCAAGAAAGCTTATGCCGAGTTCGTTGATGAACGCCAGACTGAAGTACTTCGTCTAAAAGAGAAGTTTGAGAAGAACGCCGAACTTGCTCTTGGTAAAGGTAAACTCGATGATCTATTTACCTCTAATCCCCGCAAGGCTGAGAACCTTGTTCTATTCCTAGAAGCTACCGAAAGGGATGCTTTCGCTAACCCCGCTCTTATCGACAACATGAAGACTTACAAGAGTCTCAAGGAAGCTCGACTAAGTGAGGATGTAGTTGGCCCCGGCTCAAATTTCCTTGGAATCACCCCTATGGATATTGTGAAAATCGCCAGAATCGGCTACCCCAACTCAGTAGCTCCTGACCTTTTCGATTTTTGGGGTATGAAGTCCATGAAGGACAGCATCTACAAGCTACAGACCCTCTATGGTTCAACCGCTCGTGGTGCTACCAAGGATCAGGTCATTTACGAAAACTACAATGATGGTCGCTATGCAACCAACATTGAGAAGTATGATGTTTCTAATGCCGCCACTGATACATTCACTGGTGATGTTGGTACTGATCTACTTCTTCCCTTCCAAGTTAAGGTTTATGTAAATGGCGTTCAGGTTGCTCAGGACGATGGCGCTGGTCACTTTGTAGGCGCTTCTCTAAATCTCGCTGGCCCCAATACCATCAACTATGACACTGGTGCATTTGCTCTCAAGTTCACCACTGCCCTCTCTGCCTCTGATGATATTTACATCGAGTATGGTTACAACTTTGAGGATACTTCTATGTTCTCCAAGGTTGGTTCTGTCCTCCTCGACCTCGTTGTTTACGATTATCGTGCAACAATGTGGCCCCTCTCAGTAGAGTGGACTCGCTTTACTGAAGAACTCATGCAGTCTAAGCTCGGCATGAGTGCAAAAGACCAGCTACTCACTGGTGCGGCTGAAATTATGCGCAAGGGTATGGATGAGTTCTGCATTACCAAGGGTATTGGCGCTTCTAAGTGGACTTCTGCTGTTCCTTTCAACACAGACTTCGCTTCTGCTGGTGCTCACGATGCAGTTTCCCATGCTCAGAACGTCATTCAGCCTATTGTACAGGCTGAGATGAAGACCTACACTGAGGTTGGCCGTCTCCCTGACAAGACCAACATGATCGTAGATGCTCCCGCCTATTCCTACCTCTCCAAGCACAATAAGTGGAATAGCGTGAACGCTCCCTCCAAGGTTGGTATCTTCAAAGTTGGTACTCTCGATTCTCGTGATGTTTACATGGCTCCTCCCAACATCATGGGTTCTGAGGCTAACAAAGGTAAGATCTACCTTTTCGGTAAATCAAGTGATGCTATGAACGTCGATTCCGTAATCAGCGTTGGTACTTGGAAAGCATCTGTAACCACCAATCCTATTGAACTTAAAAACTTCAATAGCCAGATGGGACTCGCATTCATGGGCGACGTTCGCAGGAACAACCCCAAGTTCGCTACTTCCATCGAACTAACCAATCTTACTGCAAACAGCTAATCCTCTGAATTAGGATAGAAGAAGCCTCCCACAAATGGGGGGCTTTTTTATTTTTAACTATTTATTATAAGAAGGAGTCTACTAATGTCTATTGAAGAAAAATCTGTACAGCAATATACTTTTAATGATGAGGGGCAACTAACAGGTGAACCTGTTGATGCTTTTTATGATAATCCTGTTTATAAATATGTTTTTAATCTTGTTAAAGAACGTTCTGTTTACTCTGATGAGAAAGAGCAGAGAGAAATTACTGAATTTATCTTTGATGAAATGTTAAGTACTTTTGGGGGAAAAGTTGATGAGTCTTCCCCTGATGTTGTTTTTGAAACTTTCATAGAAGATGAGAAAGGTCAAAGAGAGTGGGAAGAGGAAGTTCTTGATCCTATTGTCGTTAGCATTAATAATGAGATAAGTAGTGCTGGTGAGTGGGAAGATGAAGATTATATTAAAGATACATATGAGTATCTAGCTTTTGAGGATATTAGACATTCAGCAGAATATGATCAAGATGTGTTAGAAGATGTAAAAAAAATGGGAGGAACAGAGTCTGATCTTTCTTCTTTCCTTGAAGATAAAAAGGATGAGTTAGAAGTTGATTTTAAAACTCATGATCACTATGCAAGTTCAGATGGAGATATTGTTCTATATTCTGGAAATTTAGGGGAAGAGGAATATGAGTTGTCAGATGAGATAAAAGATGTTTTAGATAATCTTGATGAGGATGAGAGAGACTATGTTGATAAACGTATTGAAGGATATATAGGATCTTATGGTACTTATACTGTTGATAGGTCTGATATTTCTTTTAGTTTTACTGTAAAATGGACAGATGATCTTAAAGAGGAATTTGAGGAATATTTGTTCGATAATCAAAAAATAGAAGAAATTCCTGAAGAGTAATCTTTTTGTAGATAATTAATAAGATTTAATCTTTTTAACTATTTAGATATGGAAATAGACAATCTACAAATTTCTGATAAGGATTATAATTTTATTCTTACTGCAATAGGTTATCCAGTTATTGATGAGGAAACTCTAAATTACCTTATAACTAAAGAAGATGTAGAAGAACTCGTTATAACCCCTGCCTTAGAAACTTTTCATCAGTATTTCCCCAAAAGAGTTCCACTTGTGTTTCAGTCAACAGGGACTTCAAGTGTTCTAACTAAAACTAGTGCTGAGTTACCAAAGAATGCTTTTGGTATTTTATCTGCTCAGTTTGTGACTCAGAGTGCTTCTTCTCTTGGTATTGGTGCTATGGATAGTGGTGTCTTCTATCAGAACCCCTTCTATTCTAATGCTCAGGTTTATTCTTCAGGTGGGGGGAGTATTGGGGGTATGTCTATGTTTGGCGTACCTTTTGGTTATGGTTTTGAAACTCAAAGATTCCAAAAGATGTTCTATGCAAAGTCTCTTGAAGCATCAACAAAAGTTTATTGGTATCGTTATGATCCAAGCACTAGGTCTTTATCCTATAAATCAAATCTAATTGGTAACTTTTATATTGATTTTGCTACTCTTGATGAAAATATAGATAATATTGATTTTACAAAGAAAAGATCCTTTTTAAGATATTGCCAAGGTGCTTTAAAAGTGCAAATTGCAAATACATTAGCTCTAGTAGATACTCAATTACCTGTCCAACTTAATAAAGAATTACTTAAAACAGATGGAGATGACCTGATGGAAAAAGAAGTAAATTATTGGCAGGAAGCATCTACTATTCCAACAATGAGGTAACAAAATGGTACTATCCCCCCAAGATAAAATACAGAGAGCCACAGCACGAATTCAGCATAAGATGTTTGATATTGCGGTTAGGACTCTAGGATCAGGAGCTTCTAGTACTTATTTACTAGAGATTGAAGAAGATAAATTTCATAATAGTAAAACTGTTATAAAGGACTATAGGCAAATCTTCTGTAGAATTGTTTTTCCGGGGAATGAGATTCCTATTCGTCCCGCTACAGAGGTAAATACCTCTAGTAATGTACTAATGCTGTATGATATACTTCCTATAGAAATGTATTGTCTCTTTGGTGATAATGTTTCTATTGGTGATATTATTCTGTATAAGTTTCAAGCAGGGGATGGGGGTATTCAAATTCTTCCTTTGCAAGTAGTCAATTTAAAAGTAAAGGGGGGAGTATCTCATACTTTAATTCAAACTTACATTGTAGCCCCAATTACTGACTATAATTTACTACATAACCCTGATTTTTTAACTATATTAGAGAAATATAAACAGATTGATATGGTTTGGTAAGGAGAACTTTTGTGTATACCCATAGAAATAAAAAAATAAATCCTAAGTTCCCTCTTGATATTTTTTCAGGAACTATAGAAGTTCATAAGAGGAATAAGAAAGATAAGGATGATTTTGAAGATACAGACTTTAATCTTACTTATGAGACAATGGATCAGAAGAAAGCTCCTCTAGATACTTTTACTTTTAGTAGAGAAGAAATTGAGAAAGAGTATGGGAAGCTTACTATTAATTCCTGTATTGAACTTATTCTTGATAATCCCTCTTTTCCTATTTTTGATTTTGAGATTTTCGAGGTATTGATTGAACAGCAACCTTTGGTTGGTGAAGAAGTTGACCCTAGAAAGCAAGCATCTATTACTCAACTTCAGCAGAAGAAAGATAACAAAAGATCTACTTTTACTCATTATTTCTTAGATAAAGATAAAGCTATTGACTTCAGTACTGAGTATATTCAGAAAGTAGATCATAGAATTAAATATAACCTTTCTATTAGTAAGGTTCCATTATTTGGTGTTAACTCATCTGTTTTTAAGACAGATGAATAAGATTTAACTATTTATATATTAGGAGAAAGAATTCATTATGAAATATAAGATTGTTGAGACAGATGAAGGTAGATTTGTTGAAGTTACAACTACAAAGCCATATCTAGTTGAAGGTAAGATTATCCCCGCTGGTAAAGTTCTTCTTATTAATGAGAAGGGTATCCTTGGTACTCTTGATGAGGAATTTGAGGAAGAAGCTAAAGAAATGGTTGATGACTGCAAAGAGAAGAACATCAAAAAGGCAATGGCAGAAGAACCTGTAGAAGAGGAAGCTTCTGCTGAAGAAGAAGTCCCTGCTGAAGACGAAGTTCTAGAAGAGCCTGAAGAGCCTGAATTTGCTGATGCTGAAAGGGAGCCAATGGAAGTTGAAGTCTCTCTGGAAGGTGAGGATCTAGAAGGTGAAGAGGAACCTTTTGAGGGTGAGGAAGATTTTGAGGATGAATTTGCAGATGAACTTCCCGAAGGTGTAGAAGACTATGATGAGGAACTTCCTGAAGGTGAAGAAGGGGAGGAAGACCTAGAAGGTGAAAAAGATCCAGATGCTGAGTATGATGAAGAAGAAGCATTTGATGAAGGTGAACTAGACCCTGAAGTAGACCAGAGTGAGTTTGAAGAAGAAGAAGTTCATAAGCTTCCCATGATGCGTGTCTTTAAGCGAAAAATGGAAGAGCCTGTAGTTGAAGAGCCTGTAGTAAAACCTGCTGGTCAGATTGTTACTCCCAAGAAACCTATGGAAATTGAAAAAGATGGTGTTGATGAAATTAGCATTAAAGTAAAGCCAGAGGAAGGGGAAGAAATTGCTGAACCTGAAGAAAAAAAGGAAATGAGGCGTCCTGTTCGTAGAATGATTAAAGCCTAAGTATCTTAATAAAAAATTTGGAACACCTGAGATTTTCTCAGGTGTTTTTTTATATTGACAAAAGTTATGCCATATGTTACTATTTAGTTATAGAGGATTCAATTATTATGAATGATAATGTAACAATTACTCTTCCTTATGGAACTTATTCAGGAGCATCTTTAAAGATGGGAAATGTTTTAAGTGACGGTACTATTTTTAATCCTGCTACTATTGTAGCAGAGTCAAAAAGTTTTGGTGATTTATCTTGTTCACCTTTTATAGGTGAACCGCATAAAAAAGATATTCTTTTTATGCTTTATAACAAAGATAAAATTAGATCAGAAATTCTAGTGAGATTACGCTAAGAGGAGAAATATATGGCGAATAAAGTTATATCCTTATGGGATAAAATCTATGATGGTGGGGAAGAAGATGATGGTATGAACTATGACAAAGAATCCACCACTAGTCTTGTTAAGCTTACTTTTGATAAGAAAATCATGGAGTTGAAAACTCTTATTCTTGAGAAGCAAAAGCAAATCTATGATATCTTTGAGCAGTTCTCTTACGGTCATCTTGAGGATTTTGATAAGCTTGCTGAAGCGAAGATGTCTATTAGAGATGCACAAGCTGTTATTGAAGAGCTTAGTAAGCTTAAAGCTGAACTCTTTGAGGTGTAACCATCTTGAGAACTTATAAAGAAGTTTTACAGGAGTATCTGTTAGATGCAACTCTATCCTTCCTACAGAAACAAATGACTAGAGCTTCTTGTGCTTTAGCTACAAAAGCTGTTCTTTCTATTGAGAAAGGCTATTTTGAGAAAGGACAGCTTTTTATTCAAACAGAATTTTTAAATAACCCTGTAGATATTACCAACTACTTAGTTGACGTATCTACTAAGTATGGAGAACATATCCGCGATCATTATCCTGAGCTACTAGTTTTTCAAGATGTAACACATAAAGAATAAATATCTACAATATAAGAGGTTAACTATTTAGCTATGAAGATCGAAGAGAAGTTAGATTTTAGTTTTTCTACAGAGGATTATGCTTCTATTGATGACATATTCTCATCTTATCTACAAGATAGGAAGAATACTTATGAAAATCTTTTTAAAGATCAAAGCTATTCTAAAGAGGAAAGTTTAGACTACATTAATTTTTTTATTATTAAGTTAGATAATAATGAAGAGCAACACCCCTACTTAGATCATATTAAACATTTTCTTAATAGAAAATATGAATTTTTCACTCTTCCTGAAATTGAAAAAATTGTAGACCAATTAAAGAAATGGCTAAGTCCAGAGTTAGATACTTACTCTCTTGAAGATGAAGAAGATACTCTTGATTCCCTTCATAACTATTGGGTTCTTCTAGGTAAGAAAATAAGAGCTTACCCCCTTCTTACTCTTAGTAACTATAACAAAATAAGAATTGGAAATACTGCTCTTTTTTATAAAGAGGATACTGATGACTTTGTTCTCGACTCAGTACATAAATATGTTAGTCATATTGTTGATCTGTTTCCTGAGCAACTTGCTAGGCTAGATTGCTTTATTCTTTGTAGCCCTGAGTATATATCTTTTAGTGGGGGCAAGAATACATTTGCTTATTATCTTGAAGACTCTGTATTTTTAAAGAATTCAATTAGTGAGGAAGACAAGAAGTTCTATATTGAAACCCTTTATCATGAATTTGGTCATTTCCTTTTTGAGTTAATGAAAGAAAGAAATCAAATTAGATGGTATAATCTCTACGACCTTTGGGAAAGTAAAGGGGTTACTATGTCTAGAGATGAGGGAAAGAATGATCCTGAAGAACTTTTTGCTGATGCTTTTAGCATTCTTATGACTAACGTACATGATTATCTTAATCCAAATTTAAATCCAATTATACTTCAGTACTGTAAAATCTTCTTAAAAGATGAGTTTAAAGTAGTGTTTTGATTTAGATTTTAACTATCTGTATATGATCAGATAGGAGATATATCTAATGATTCCTAATAAAATACAGAAGATTATTGACAAATTAGTTAATGAATGGGATTTCCGTTATGAGATTGATGAAGATGAAATTGAATGGTTTTTTGATGAAGCCGTTGAAGATTTAGATTTATCTCTTAGTGAAGATCTTCATAAAGATGCTATAAAAGAACTAACCCATGCTCTTCTTAAAAGAAAAGCAGAGGTATCTGCTCCTGTTCGTGAGAAGATTGAAATAAAGAAAGCTCTCAAAGAAGATGGCCCCTTAACAGGAGGGGATCTTTGGAATGGACAAGGAACAGAAAAAATTGAACTTGAGGTTGACTTAGGTAAGATTAATAATACAGTTGAAGATTTAATTAAGAATTTTGGTGAAGATTTTGCTATTGCACAGATAGAGGCTGGTATGGCAGTGGAGACTGAGCATAGTGAAAATGAAGATGTTCAATTTGCTATTGCTATTACTCATCTAGCAGAAGATCCTTATTACTATGATAAGCTTGCAAAGATGGAAGCTAAGGGGGATGAGAATGCTGATACTGAGGAAGACTTTAAACCTGAAGATACACCTGAGAAGACTCTTGATGGTACTGAAAGAATGGATGATGAAACTCCTGAAGAAGTTTCTCCTGAGTCAGAAGAGGAGGAATACTCTTTTGATGATTCTGATGAAGATTTAAGTGATAAGGTAAAAGATGTAAAAGACTTTATTGTATACTCTAATGATTATGGAGAAGGGGAAAATATTGAGAATGATGAAGAGAATGAACTTCCCTCTGAGGATATGCTAGATATTGATTCTGAATCTGAAGCAGAAGAAGAAGAAGCAGAAGAAGAAGAAGTTGAAGATGAAGAAGATGAAGAAGATGAAGAGGAGAGTGAGAAAGAAGAGGAAAAGGAAGAGAAAGAAAAACCTATAGAAGAAAAGATTTCTTTAAAAGAAGAAGCTGAAACTGAAGATGAAGCTGATTGCATTTCTGTGAAATGCAATAACAGTGAGGAAATTAGTGTTTTCCGTGTTAGACTTCCTTTCAATGCACAAAGAGAATCTGTGAAGATAGGTAAAGCAATTGTAGAAATGAGCCATTTTTCTAATGTTCCAAAAGATAAACCCCTTACCTTTGAAGTGTATATAAGTAACTGGGATGCAGATTTTAAACGTAATATTGATTTTTAACAAAAAAGAGAGGCACTTTTTAGTGCCTCTTTTCTTTTA